GCGGGTGCCAGTGTCCAAGTAAATGCTGAACTTGATGCACTTTCATCACTGCGTCTAATACCAATATTTGTTCTTGCCCTAAAATAATATGTGCCAGAGGCTCTGCCTGCAATGTTAGGACTTGTTACAGTATCACCACTGTTAAACGGTCCTTGAACAGTGGCCAAGTTTTCAAATGTTCCACCTGAACTAGTTCCAATCAAGAAGTCAACACTGTCAACAGGCAGACTTCCTGATGAGATAGTAGTAGACACAGTGAAGAATGGTGTTGCGGCTGTTGCATTGCCAGTGACTGTGGGAGCGGTAGGTGCTGGCACGCTATTTGCAATACTGCCAATACCACTGCCTGAGTTTTCTGCACTATCCACCAATGTCTCATCAGTGTAGATATCAGCATTGTATTCTAATGCTGTAATTTCAACTGTAATGGTGCTGTCATCACGCTCAATTTCTCTAGTTTTAGTAACGCGGAATAGTTTTTCATTAAAGTCAAACACTTCAGTGGTAAGTTTAATAACATCGCCAGCCCTAACGTTGAGAGCACTCCAGTCTGCTGTAAATGAAGTTATCAAATCAACGCGGCTTTGTTTGAGTTCAATTAAACCCACACGCCCTGCGTGAAGTGCGTTGTTACACATTTCAAGACGTAGATTTAGTGTGTTGTCTGGCTCTATATCATTTCTTTCAATTGGGTCAATTTCTGCTCTGTAGTAATCATTCTGATCTCTTAACTGACGACTTGCAAATTCAACTTCAAGTAGATTAAACAAATCTTCTAGACCTGTGGCATTTACTGAGATGTCACCAATAATGTTGTTATCATTGAATTCAAATGCGTTAGCAAGTTCTCCAGCAGTGGCAGCACGGTTGGGAATTACCACCCACTTGCCCTCATTGAAGTCATAGGTTGTCCATGATTCGCAACTCATGCAGATTTTGTCAAAGTTATTTTTAACTGTGTCACCAGTGGATAGCACGCCATTGATTTGATAGCGAACTTGTGTGCTGGAAGTAACACCATCTGCCAGAAATTGATTTGCTGGAATAGTATTTGAAATACTTTTTAGACTGGTTGATGTTGAACTAATACTGGTTACTGTATTGACGCTGGTAGCAGTAAAGCCAGCGCCATAGCGAGCACTTGTGCAGAAATCATACCATACATCTCCTGGATTGTTCAGTGTGTTGTTGACTTGGAATGTGATTTGTCCCAGACCAGTTGTGCCCTTTTCGCTGGAATACTTGACCTGAATAACTGCAAATACCAAATCACTCAATAGGTAGTTGGTGTCTGCTTCATCTAGTGCTGTGCGGGCATTTTCAGTATTGCCCGTTGCCTGTGGGGGAAATATCTGATTGGCTGCTAGAGTGCTGCCTGAATAGATACGCATTTTAATCAAGCCATCAAAGTTAGTGCTGGTAGTGCCAAATCCGTTTTGGTCAATACTGCTGGCAACAATGTGCTCACTGCCTGCCGCTGTTTTCATAACCAACTTTTGATCGTTCCAATAGATATCACCAACTGAGAAGACCCCAGTCTGTGTCTTTTCACTGATAACCAATACATAGGTCATGGTGTCTTTGGTAACACCGTCACTTGAACTTAAACGTGCATCAGTGATAACGCCTTTGGTGTTTGCACTACCATAGACAATGGGAATTTTATTATTTGTTGCGGGTGGGAATTGAATTCTAACACTTGAATTTTGATCAGTGCCACCCGCACCACCACCTGCTCCGTTGATTAAACGACTGGTAACAGTGGCCAAGCCCAATGCGATAACTGATGTAACAAAGGCAACTCCAGCACTGCCTAAAATGGCAGCACCAGCAATACCAATAATTTCTGCTACAATAATACTGGCGACGTAGGTAAATGCTGGCATTATGTTCTTTCCTTCAAATATGTTTTTTCTGTGAGCCTAAATCCTCTACGCTCTAAATCAATGTCTTCAGTTGTGGTCATACGTGTTGTGAAATAACCATCAATTTTATCCTGTTCAAGTAATGTATTACCCATGTCGCAGAATGTCTTAAACAGCCTGCCACCAATGCTACTCTTGCGATGTTCTTGTTTAACAAACCAAACTAATTCTCTCAATTCACTGTGTTTAGGAGCCCATAAATTCTTTTCTTTAATGGCTATCAATATGCCAACTGGTAGTTCATCAACATATGAAATCCATATGTATCCATTGTTCATAACAGTGAATACCAATTTGCCTAGATGTTCAATGTCATTAGCAGCCTCCACGCTTTGTGAGTAGGCTGTTTCCTTGAGAAAGTCCTGCAGTAATCTTATTGCATCTCTGGCTTCAACCATAGTGCTTATCTGTTTAATCATTTTAATATCCCTGGAAGGAGCCGCCACCACTGGTATCTGGAGGTGTTGTGGTAGTTCCTGCAGTTCCTGCATCAATTTTCTTACCAAAATCAAACTGTGTATCTGCTAATTTTTTAACACGATACATTCCAGTGTCTCCTGGATACCATTTTTCTTGATCACCAGGATTTGTTCTGCGACCTGCATATTGACGTTCAATGATAGCATTGACGTTGGAACAAGCAAGACTGATTGAATTGCTGGTTAATCTATTTTCTTGATCCCAGTTTTCACTTAGACTGTAGTTACTAACATAACCATTGTATCTCTGATAGACATCTATAACTGTGAAACTATTGGCATTAAAGAACACACGATAAATCTGTATGCGACTGCCTTTAACCTTGCTGTTTAGAACAATGTTAAGAAAGTTAGGTGTTTCATCACTAACTGGAATGCCACTTAATCCCACACTGAGTTGATTGTTGGTAGCACGTAGATCATTTTGCATTTCTGTGATGTTCAAGAAACTGCCCATGGTCTGGTATTCATTACCGTTATAAGTTAGTGTTGAATAAAGATTACTCAAATAATAAACTGTGCCATTGACATTTAGGTCAATAAGCATACCATGGCGAATATTCTGTGAGTCATATGCTGCCATGTTTAACCTCCAATGCGTTCATACATTTCAAAGTCACCACTCCATTGAACTAACTTTCCTGGCAACAATTTCCACGCTGGCATTTTAGTTAGGAAGAATGCAATACGCACATATTGTCCAATATCAATATCAGCACCTGCTCGCCCACTGGTAGCATAGGTGCTGGTTCCTGAAAACGTAAATGGACGATGCACTGGAACATCAACAGTGGTTCCACTGCCTCTCAATACATCTAGTGGCACTGTTCTAGCCAATCCACGAGCGGCTGAATAGGTCACAGTTTGGTTAGGTGGATCCTGTTCTGTTCTAAACTGCACCCAATCACCTGCCTTGAACACCACACTGCTGGTTGTAATTGCACCATTGGCCCCTGTGGCACCAATTGCTGGCAAGTTAGTCAATCTCATATAATCAAAGGTTGCTGTGGTGGCAGATTGTGTATTGACAATACTTTGGATGCTGAAAGTCCCCTGCCCAAGATATCCACTGCTGGTTGAAACACGTAGATCATCTTGTTGTGTCAATGTTAAATCACCTTGATATTCAGTGATGTAGTTTAGGTTGGTGGTGTTATTAAAGTCAATGAAAAACGCTGTATTACGGTCTGTGACTGTGATACCTTCAATGACATCACGCACATCTTCATATTTGCTGTAAGCGGGCGGTGTGACAATCAACTGCCAAGGAACTGTGCTGGCACGTTCTGCTGTTGCCATGCGTCCGCTACGTGTGACAAGTTGTCCCACAGTTTTGGCTCTGCCAAACTCAATAGCACTTGCATGGTCAATTATGTATTGCATTCCTCTTGTGGTCATTATGCATTTCTCCTAGATGGTTGGCTTCTACGGCCCTGTTCTGTGACAGCATAGATGAAACTTGGTTCTCTGGCAACTAATTGACGGAAACTCGCGGCATCTACTGCCTGTATTTGGTAAGTGACAGCATTGTTGATTACCTGCGACTGTGGAGCAATTTGATTGTTAGGAATGATTCTGCCCGCTGTTGAAGGAATAAACAATTCTGGACCACGCTCTCCAACCATGCCTGCTTGTCCAGCAGCCATCATACCACCGTTGGCAAATCCAAATAAACTCTTACCATAGTTGAATAAACTGCCTAATACACTACCGCCTGGCGTTGCATCACTCATAAAACTGGTTATCATCCTACGTGCTTGAATACGTGCAAAGTCAGCGATAATAGAGTTGGCAAAATCTTTAAAACTAAACTTGCCATTGGTGACCAAGGCAACCACAGCATCTTCAAATCCTTTTGTAAATCTATCAAAATATGTGCTTGCCTGTTGTGCGGCATCTTGTGCGTCTTCAGCATACTTGGCAAATGCGTCAGTCCATCCTGTTGAGAAAGTGCGACTGATGTCATAGTTAGTTTTGGCAACTTCAATCTGTGCAGTGGCAACACCTCTGTAAGACTTGGCTATCTTTTCTAACCCATCTGCAAATGCTTGTGCATCTGCTGTGGTATTGATTTCACCAAACTTCTCTGCGAATGCCTTGGCTGCTTCTTGTGCTGCCTTCTTGGCGGCAGCATCTATGTCTACCATCTTACGTTCTATACTGTTTAATCCAACAAGTAGACTTGCTGGCGTTTCAGACCTTACTGCTGCCACTTGTTCATTAGCACCTCTTAAGATTTCAGCCAATGCTTCTTGCTGGGCAACTTGATGGTCAATGGCTTTGGTGATATTCTCAAGAGTGTTAAGTCTATCCTTCTCAAGCAAGTTAGCAGTCTGTTGAGCAGTGATGCTGTCTTCTAATTGAACATGTTTGTTTATATAGATTCTGTATAATTCTTGTTGTTGTTTTACAATTTCACCACCAAGATATAGTTCATCCTTGCCTAAACTTTGCCTACGTTTTTCTAATTGTTCAAAAGTATTGACATAGTCTAAATATAATTCTCTCTGTCCTTCTGTCAACTGCTTTTCTTCTTCTGTCTTACCAACCATACTTGTTTGGTAGTCTAGTGCGGCAATTCTCAGACGCTGTTGCTTTTCAAATTCAATATTGACGTCACGGACACCTTGTATGGCATTCTTTCTAGCAGACTGATCAACGTCACGTCCGCCGCCTCCCGCATCACCTGTGCTTGGTGTATTTGGGAATCCTAGGTCTGCCGCAGATGGAGCACCTTGACCTTTTCCTCTACCACCACCAACATCTAAAGCATACTCAGCGGCCTCTCTAGCCTGCTTGGCTTTGTCTATCAAAACATCCATGGCAGCACCAGCGGCAACACTTCCTGCAATGGCGCCAACAACTCCTCCTACTGGACCACCCAATGCAGTTCCAAGTCCTGCGCCAAATGCTCCACCACCAATGGCGGCTGCTAATACACCAAGACCTTCAACCACTCTCATAACGGCAATGACGCCTTTGTGTCCAAAGTCATCAAATAAATTACTGGCAACATAGACACTGGTGCCTATAGCGGCTAACAATACAGTTATACCTCTCAGTGCAACCATCCAAGGACCATTTGCAACAAATATTCCTACACTACCTGCAATGCCAGCAAGTTTAGCCACTGACATTAGTCCACGACCAATTTGTCCAATGGTGGCAACTAGACCTAAACCTACGCTGACAGCCAGTGATGTGGCCAATGCAATACCAACCAACTTGATGGCAGTAATCAACCCTTCCATCTTACTTTTACCTGTATCTGTGGCAGCGTTAAATTCATTTACCTGTCTTATGATAGGGCTGAATGCTTCCAAGAATGCTAATTTTAAATTACCCTGTGCTGTGGCCAATGCATCATTGAGTTCAGCGGCTCTCTTAATTGTTGCGGCATACTTGTCGCCTTCACCACGAGTGGCTTTTAACTTGTCTAATAGTTCTTGTGGATCAACAGTCTTAAAACTCTTACCAAACTTGTCCATCATCTCAGCCGCACGTCTTGATGGATTCTCAATTGCGGCAATGCCTTCTAGAGTTTTAATGAATAAGTCTTGTTCACTTAACTTGCCTAGATCCTTCATTGAGATGCCAAGACCCATAAACGAATTCTGTGCTTTGATACTGCCTTCTGCGGCATCATCAATGGTGCGTAAGAAGTTGTTTAGAGCAGTGCCCATTTGATCTGCTTGTCCACCACTTGTGGTCAATGCTGCCTTGAGTTCAAGTAAACGTCCAACTGCAATACCTGAGGCATTACTTAAATCCTGTAAGTCATCTGCCATGGCAAGAGCACTACCTCCCACTGCGGCAAATCCTAGACTTGCAATAGCGGCTCTCAATCCACCAAATCGTTCCACCATTTGATCAGTGCCACTACTTAATTTTGTAAAGGCATTGTTGGCTGCTAACGCACTGGTCTCAGCACTTTTAGAAAAAGTTTTAGTGGCTGTTTCAGCGGCTTTTAGTTTAGTGGTGTATTGTTTGTCATCTAGTGTTAGACTGACTGAAATAGTTTGTGCCATATTATAATTTTCCTAATTCTTTTCTAACCATCTTATCAAGTAACTTGAGAGTGGGAGCACTCATACCTGTAGGGGCCTGTGTGCTGCCTCTCATACCACTTGATGTCATACGGCGACCAGCATCTAACACACCAGCATAGGGGTAGTCTGCTTCTATGGTTCTACCTGGCTTGTCTAAACTAGTATTACTGCGGGCATTGCCAGTCTTGATAGGAGTTATGCCACGAAAGTATTGGTAAGCATCTTCAAT